TTATGGGTTGAAATAACTAAACCTTAATAAACTGGAGGTTGGCTTTGGCCACTATCGATAATCGGGTTGTAAAAGTAGACCTGGACAACGCCAACTTCCAGGCTAAGGTTGTCCAGACACTGGGTTCCATTCAGCAACTCGCAAGCGGAATGTCAAAAACTAGCGAGATTAAGCTCGACACAGTCACCAAAGGTGTCGAGACAATGAACAAAGCTTTCTCTGTTGGCGGGATTGCGGCTATCGCCGGTGTGACCAAACTCACTAATGGCGTAATTGATGCCGGTATCAAAATGGGAAGGGCTTTGGTTGACCCAATTGTCGAAGGCGGTAAACGTCGAGCGCTCAACATCGAACAGGCTAAACTACAGTTTAAAGGTCTGGGTCTAGACGTTGACGCAACGATGGCTTCAGCTTCGGCGGCGGTTAAGGGTACTGCTTATTCATTGGATGAGGCCGCTCGAGTAGCTGGAGTCTTTGGTGCCGGTGGTATTAAAGCCGGCGACGAGATGACGACGGCTCTCAAGGCTGTGGCTGGTACAGCAGCCATGACTGGCGCACGATACATGGAGATTGGTGACATCTTTGGCGATGTCGCAGCCAAGGGTAGGGCCACAGCAGAAGATTTTAATCGCCTCACTAATCGAGGTGTCTCCGGTAGCGCGGTCATCTCGGAATATCTTCGAGAAGTCGAAGGTCAATCTGACGTGACAATGGCATCGATTGAAGACCTTGCTCGCAAGGGTCAGATCACAGCTGAAATCTTCCAGAATGCGTTTTCTTGGAAGTTCGGAGATGCCGCAGCCGCAGCCAATACCACGTTCACGGGATCGCTGTCGAACATGAACTCGGCGTTGTCGCGAATCGGCGAAATGTTCATCACTGTTAAGAACAACTCTCTGATCCCGTATCATAATGCAGCAGCAAAGGCGTTCGACGCGATTAAGGATGCATTAGCTCCGGTCATTCCGCTATATAATGCCCTTGTGACCTCACAGGCCAATATGAAGATCGCCGGCTTCGAAGCCCTAGCCAAAGTTGCAAATCACCTGGTAGTGCCCATGGCGTATCTGACCAATATTGTACACAACTTCCGAATGGCGATCATCGAAGTACTATCGCCAATTGGTAGAGCTTTTGCAGATACATTCAAGCTTAGCGGCGGATTGACGAAGCTTTATTGGGCTTTTAGAAACGGTCTAGTTGCAATTTCAGATTGGTCGGCTAAACTTAGAAATAATGAGGGTGCTCAAAAAGCAGTATACAACGCAACTAAAGCTCTATTACTACCGTTTAAAGCATTGCATACAGTTCTGTCTACCGTCGCCAAGATCGTCGGTACAATTCTTGTTGGGAGCTTCAAACTCCTCAAAATGGGAATAGATGGAGTCAATGTACCCATCTCTAAACTTATAAAATGGATTAAGAATCTCATTTCGCAGGCAAGTTCTCTAGGCGATACGCTTGGTAAGGCGTTGTCGCCACTTAAGAGTTTCTTCTCTGGTATAAAATTCGAGTCCCTGGACAAACTTCTAGATTTCTTTAAAGATTTCAAGTCAAACATGAAGGGTTTGGACTTTGGAAAGAACCCACTTGAGTTTCTGAAGGGTCTTGGCAGCAGCTTCAAAGTTAAAAAGCCAGATCTTGGTGGGGACAATGTCAAGGCCCAGCTAGCCGGAATGAAACTTGCAAGTGCCGATCTAAGTGATCGTGGACTGCCGAAACTTTCAGAAGGCTTTGCCAAAGCTAAAACGTCTATTAATGAATTTATCTCCACGGATGTGGCGGGTTGGGCTCAATCAGCCAAGAACGGCCTTGAAAACTTTAAAAGCGGTTTGTCTGGTATTGGCGACGGCTTCAGTAAGGTATGGTCAAGTATCAAGACAGGCGCTTCAAATGTCAAGGCATTCATTGACAGTGGTCAAGCAGTAAATGGTATTCGTGACGGCTTTATGGCTGTATTGGATGTCATAAAGGCTGTGGCCGAGACAGCTGCCAATTTCTATAACGATCTTAAAGCGATGTTTAAGACATTGTTTAAGGACGTCAACGTCACTGATATGGCCTTAGCTATTAATTCGGTCGGCATGACCGTGATCCTTGCCAAGCTCATCGGATTCGCCAAGAACCTGTCTAAAGGCTTCGGCGAAGTTGGGAGTAAAGTCACGTCGTTTAAGGACGGTATTAAGGACGCACTTTCCCCATTGTCAGATCTAGGTGATGCACTTAAAAAGTTCACCGAAGAGAGTATGGCAGGAAAGATTGTTAAGATTGCGATCGCGATTGCACTTTTGGCTGCGGCTCTGTACGTGCTGAGTCTTATTGAAATGAATAAGATTCTTCCTGCACTAGGAGCCATGGCCGGAACAGTAGCAATGATGACGGCATCGATTGCTGGAATCGCTGTAGCGACAAAGACTTTGGATCCCGCGAAGCTCAACTCAATTGCCCTCGTGCTAGTCGCTATGGCTGTTGCGATTCTCATATTTGCGTTCGCCATGGAGAAGCTCGGCAAGATGCGTCTCCAAGACATTGGTAAGGGTGTGGTAGGGGTCGCAGCTGCGATTGGTCTAATGGTCTTCGCAGCGAAGCAGTTGGACAAGCTCGACGCGGATAAGTCTCTTATCAAAATGGCCATCGGTATGGTTGCCGTAGCCGTTGCGCTAATCATATTTGCAAAAGCGGTTGAGCGTATGGGCCGAATCGACATGGGTAGCCTAGCAAAGGGTCTCGGCGGAATTGCCACGGCTTTGGGCCTCATGATCGGTGTTGTGTGGGCGATGGATAAAATCGGCGCAGACAAGAGTTTGGCCAGTATTGGCTTTGGGATGTTGATTATGGCGGCAGCGCTATGGGTCATGTCTAAAGTCCTATTGTCTCTAGCGCAGATCCCCTGGGATACTTTTATCTATGGATTTGGTTTGCTTGCCATGATGCTGGGTATTATGGTGATAGCCGCGGTCGGATTAGGTCTTGCTGGTAATAATATCCTAAAGGCATCTATTGCTTTTGGTATATTTGTAATTTCACTAGTAGCCCTAATCGGAGTAATGCTGTTGTTGACACTCATTCCGTGGGAAACATTCCTCTCGGGGTTCGAACGATTGGCTTTGGTGGTGGGTCTAGCGGTTGCAGCCCTACTATTGTTGAGCCTAAGTGCAAGTAACGTTCTAACAGCCGCATTTGCAATGGGTATTATGGCTCTGGCAATTCTTGGAATGTCTGCAGCGGTAATGATCCTAGGATCTATGGATATGAACACATTGGTCCAAGGCATTTTAGCTCTGGGTATCATGCTTGCGGGGCTAGTTATTGCAGCTAATTCAATGGTTGGTGCAGCAGCTGGAGCCGGAGCGATGATCGTCATGGCAATAGCAATTGGTATTCTGGCAGTTGCACTATGGGCCCTTGCCGGACTTTCAATTGATCAAATTATAAACGGCTTGATTGCCATCGGTGGAGCAATGCTCATTCTAGTCGTTGCTGCATACGCGGCGCAGGCTGCATCAGTGGGACTAGGTATGATTGCTGCAGTTCTATTTGGACTAGCAGCGGCAGCCTTACTTGTAGGTGTTGGAATGATATTGTTTGCGGTCGGCCTTGCAATGCTCGGTCCTGCGGCAGCTTCGGCTGCTGGTGGAATTGCATTGCTGGCTGAAGCGGCAACCAACTCCCTGGATGCGTTCATACCTCTGATCGCTTTAGGTGCCGGACTACTTGTCCTCGGTGTGGGAATGCTCATTGCAGGAGCCGGTGCCTTGATCCTAGGTGTCGGCTTGTTGGCCATGGGCGCAGGACTAATGCTTATTGCAATTGCTGCACCGATCGGTGCACTAGCCCTTAAAACTCTGATCAAATCATTCGGTTGGAAAGACATTGGTAAAGCAGCTGCCCTCGGAGCAGCATTGGTTGTTCTAGGTGCGGGTATTCTAGCTATTGGACTTGGCTCGCTAGCTATGGCTCTCGGTATAGGTCTGGCAATGATTGCTTTGGCGGGCTTCAGATTAGCTCTAGAAGCGCTTAAGAAATCAGCATCCGGTCTCGAGGATACATATGCACAACTACAGACTCTCTCTGAGAAGCTAAAGCTGTTTGCTACCGCAGCTGAAGGTGTCAGTGCTCGTATTAATACTGTTCTGGCTCCGTTGAAGAACATGCAAACTACGTTTGGAACTATGGGGATTTCAATCTTGCTAGTTACAACTAATCTCATGTTGTTTAAAACGGCACTCGAAACATTACAAACTGCTGCGTCTACTGCGTCATCTCTGGTTATTATTGCTATGATAACCATGGGTGTTGGTGTCATGATTGCGTTGTCAACTTTGAATGCAAACGTTGCTCAAAATTCAGAAGCATTTAAAACTGCAATCGGAACAATGGGGCCTGCGGCGCAAGAAGGAATGGCTTTAATTGCAACCGCGATTATTAGTGCAATTCCTATAATCACCGCAGCCAGTCTTATAGTGGCTGCAGCCTTCTCTACTGCACTTTCACAAATGCCAATAGCAGCAACCCGTGTCGCAATGCTTGTGTATATTGCATTTGTGTTGATGGGTGCTATGGTTGTTATCGGTATGGCAATAGTTGTTGCAGCAGTTCAAAATGGAAAGTCAAACTTCCAATCGGCGCTGTCTGATATCCGGTCTGTCACCGTCCGAGGCATGAGTGAAATTACTCAGGCTATTTCAAACGAAGGCCCTCAAATGGGCGCTGCTGGAAGACAGGCTGTCGACATGATGTTCCGAACGATCGTTGGGGCTATCTATGGCGGACAGGGCGGTGCTGTAAGCGCTGCTCAGACCGTGGGTTACAATATCTCGTATGGTATGGCTTCTGGAATCTATAACGGAAGTGGGGCAGTTTCTGCTGCGGCACGGTCTGTAGCTACAGCAGCGCTAGCTTCAGCCAAGGCCACGTTGGACATTAATTCGCCATCTCGAAAGATGGCAGTACTAGGTCGATTCTTTGATGCGGGATTTGTCAAGGGCATTGATGATGGACAGGCTGGAGTTGTACGTTCGGCAGGCCGAGTTGCAAGATCAGCTCTTGGTACAGTCGAAAATATTATGTCTTCGGCCAATCTTGACACCTTTGGGGGTCTATTTGAAGATCCGGTCATCAAACCTATCGTCGACCTAAGCGATGTCCAATCGAAATCGGCTGAAATTTCAAAGTTCATGAGTGCCACCGGATCGATTGACGGGCCTACATTCAACCGAGCCATCTCTGCTCAATCGAGATATAAAGTAAATCAGGAAGAAAAGCAACTCGTTGGTTCATCAGAAGCTGTTGATAATTCTAAGAGTATTGTATACAACCAGTATAACAATTCACCAAAGGCGCTAAGTGCCCAGGAGATTTATCGACAGACTCGAAACCAGCTGGCAACTTTAAAGGAGTCTGAGGATGCTTAAAAGACTATGGATCGTTCCTGGGTATGCCGCTTTCGGAACATGGTATAGCCTGACTAGTAATTCCAATGGATATCGAATTCGAAACATTGACGGTATCGAACCCGTAAAAGCTGATATTAATACGACAAATAATGCGAGTATGAATGGTATTCATATTAATAGTGCATATCAAAGATCTCGCAATATAGTAGTTACTATCGGTCTATACCCCGGAAACGGTAAGACATTAGAAGATCTGCGCAAGCAGCTATATTTGAATGCTCCAGTGGGACTTTCGACGAGTTTAAGTTTCGACCTAGATGAAGGTGGAAAGTATCGACGCATTAAAGCGGTCGTTGAATCAAACGAGATGAACCGGTTCTCAAAAGATCCAGAACAAGTCATCTCGTTTATATGCCCAGATCCATATTTTACATCATCAGTTGAAACAACATACCCCGTACACGGTTCTGACCTGACTACGGGGTATGTTGTTCCGTATTCTGGAACAGCAGAAGCCGGATTTAATTTCTGGTTTATGCTGGGTTCAGATATTAAAGCTGGTGGATATTTTCAAGTAACAAATAAAGCTCCCTACGGTCAATCGGACACTCAACGTTTGTCTTTTGCTACAGATGTTAAAGTAAATGCCGGTCAAAATGCCATTGCATTTAACAGTGAACCGGGCGATAGACGCATCATTGTCCATACGTCGTCATGGTTAAAAGCACTAGATAATAATCACACATGGCCAATGCTTCGACCTGGAGATAATACGCTCAAACTAGATACTAAAACCTCATCCTTGGCGTATAACGCACAAGTTACATTTACAGAGAGGTATGGTGAGCTATGACATTATATATCTTGAACGCTGAGTTCAACGCTCAATCCATTATCGAAAAATATGAGTCTTTGATTTGGACTGAGCGTTGGCAAGAAGAAGGTGATTTCGAGTTACATATCTATCCTGAAGACGTTGCCGCGTACGGTGTGAAGTTGAATCAATGGCTTGGTATGAGTGATACTCATCAAATAATGAAGGTCGAAACACTAAATCGCACCCGCAATGCTGATGGTAAGAAAATCTATATTTTCAAAGGTCATTGTGGAAAAAGTATTTTTCGAGCTCGAAGTGCATTAGATACCAATATTTACAGGTATTCGTGGGGTGCTCGCAAAGAGGGCCCCTCGTACGAACGATTTGATGGTTGGATTACACGAACTAATCTAGCTCCTTCGCCTCGATTTAATAAAGAGGGAAATAAAACCGACGACGGGTCTACACATCCGATTCGAATTCGCTCGAATTCAGCGGCTAAAGTTTCAATGGGTAACGACGGTATGCGTGTCGAGGGTGCTAGTGAAACCAGCAACGCGTCATTTGCACATTTAGGTGACGAAACCACTAGGCGATGGTCCCCTACTGTTATCATTCAACCTGGAAAATGGATTGGTATCGACTGTTGGGTTGTAGCTGATGATCCTTTGTCAGGAACACTACATGATAACTACGCGACCATTCAATTCTATCAGGTAGTTGGCGGTACAGTACAACGTTCGGGATCTCCTAGGCCGGACGGCTATTATGAGAAACCGACCAGACAAAGAATTGTAACATATGTAGATGCTAATGCTACAGCTGCATATTTGAGGTTCTATTGTGGAGCGATGAAGGATAAAGGTTGGGTGTATTGGAACGATTTATTAGTTGTTCAGGGCGATACCGAAGCCGAGGTAAGATCTAAACTCAACGATGGTCCATTTGATGGTGATTCGACTCATTTCGAGAGAAACCCAGATAAAGAATTTGAATATTCTAAAAGTACTATTATTAACCGAATTCTTACCGAAACGGTACTAAACAACACAATGGCCCCATATGAAAATATTCCTATTTCATATGGCGCACCATCTGGTATTCCGGGGTACACGGTAGGAGCGATCGATTCTCAAAGCGGTTCAACGACCGCCGTGGCAAAATTTGGTGATAATTTATACGATTTGATAACAAATACTGCTATCGCTATCGATCAGGGTTGGGCTGTATTTAGATCTTTTAGCGATAATGTCGACGAGGCATGGTTTGTGGCTCGAATACGAGGTACTGATCGTCGGTTGGGTTCGAATGGTGAAATTGTTATCGGCGAAGAATATGGTAATCTTTCCAGTTCTGATTTCTTTGAGTCATATCGAAACACATACAATTTAGCAGCGGTATATCACAAGAATGAAATGCTGATTATCGATTGGACTGGTACCCCTGGTCAAAAACCCTCTATTAGTGGCATCGATCGTAAGATTTTACCAGTCGACGCTTCTAGTATTGAAATCGAAAAGGGTGATCGAAGAACTTGGGCATTGTTGGCCGCGGCAGGACTCGAGGCTCTACATAAAAACGGCGCTCGTGTATTCGCAGCAGATGGTGAAGTTCAAATGTCAGATTCAATGGTATACGAAAAGCACTTCGGTCTTGGATCACTTGTATCTTTCGTAATCGACGGTGGCATTAACTTTGCTATGCGAATTACTGAGTATACATTCGTTGATGATGACCAAGGTTATAGGTCATATCCGACGTTTAAATACTATTCATCGTCGTGGGTTGCTCCTGTGTGATGATATGGACTCGCAATTTCTGCTAGAAAACGCCGTCACTGTAATTGTGGCTACACTTTCAGCTGGCGGGTTATGGTCATACCTAGAGAAGAGACCGAAAAAGAAAACTGATGAAACCCAAATATTACTTGGTTTAGCCCAGGATCGCATTGTTACACTTGGTAAAAAATACATCAAGCGGGGGTGGATCGATTATGATGAGTATCACCAGTTCTTAACATATCTGTATTTACCATATCGGAATCTTGGTGGTAATGGTATGGGTGAAAAAGTATTTAAAGATGTCACAAACCTACCAATGGGAAATCCCAATACAAAACTTGAAAGTGAGTGATATTTTATGACTCAGAAAAATTCAATCCTATCGAATAAACAGTACGAGATCATTAAATGGTTTATCCTTATATTTCTTCCAGCGGTAGGGGTTTTTTATACTACTATCGCTGGAGTTTTTGATTTCCCATTTGCGGGTGAAGTAAATCAATTCCTGGTAGCTTTGGCTTTGTTTCTAGGTACCATTACTAAGATCTCGGACACGCAATATCAGAATTTGAAATCTATTCGTGACCAAGACAAGATTGGGTATATTGTCGGAATCCCTGATGTTACAGACGATAATACCAACGTTCATGTGAATTTCAATCTCCCAGAGAATCTTAGTGCCTACGCAAAAGATGGAGTCGCAACATTCAAGTTGATTGATCCTAAGGCGTAGGTCCTACACATACTATAGTGAGAGAAAGGAGAACACATGTTCAAACAATCTGATAAACCCGAACACGATACCCTCGATGAGGTGATCGCCGATGCTCTAGATCGCGCAAATACATTTGACGCAGAGAAAGACGAATTCACGAAGGCAACGAAGAATGTTGTGGCACTGATCGAAGCGAAGGCAAAGCTCACAGAAGCTGAAGCCAAAACTAAAGTCACACCGCAGCAAGTCGTTGGTATTGTGGCAACGTCTGTTACCGCGCTCGTGTTGGCAAACTTCGAGAGAACGGCCATCATTACAACGAAGGCGATGCAATTTATTCGGCAAGTCAAGTTCTGACATACTAACACCTCTCACAGAGACCCTGTAATTTTAAAAGATTACAGGGTCTCTGTTTTACATGTTTTTTATTTTTACACATCCTATAATGAACCAAATGAAGGAGATAACATGAAACACATGAAACGTTTTCTGAGGTTTATTCTGATCTTGGTCGCCATCTACGTGGCCGTTCTGGTGTTAAACATAATATCACTAGTAATGACCGTAACGTTATGGGGACCGTCAGAAGCCTCTACAATGTTGACAGCTATTGTTGCCTAACATTTGACCCATCTAAACCCTCACGGGTTTAGAGCTTTCGCATATTTTACATTGGGTGTAATGAAGAAACACACCCAATCAAAGGAGACAATCATGTTTGTAGGTATTGTACTCGGAATGGCCATTGCCCTCGCGGTGGTGTCATTTGTAATGTGCGGACTCGCGCTGAAGGAATTCAACACTCAAAACGCCCAAATCGAAACATTAGAAATGGAGCTAGCAGAGAGCGAATTCATTCGCCGAATCCTCTTGAACAAAATGACGCCCGACGAGCGCAAGGCAGTCCTTGAGTATTACTCGGACGAAATCCACCCGGAGCGTTTCAACCCTGCTCGTTAACTCGAGCCTCTAAACCCACACGGGTTTAGAGTTTTACATGGGCTTTAATGAAGAAAGGAGATCACGATGATCTACAAGAAATACCTATGGCAATATCAATTTGTCATCTGCAAGTACGCGTTGGCTCAGGTCAGCCAGGCTGCGGTCAACCTTCAAGAGATACAAGCTCTTACCCAACGTTATTCAACTCACCTCGAGTTGGCGAAGGAAGTGAATGATCTGTACGAACTTGAAGGTGTTGCCAAAAGCTTGTTACTCCAAGCACAGCGTAATGCGCAGATACAAGTTGGGGTGCTATTGAATATCAACTCGTAATCCCGAACCACTACAAGTCCAACATGGACTTGTAGTTTTTTTACACGGTGTTTAATGAAGAAACTACTAAAGGAGAAAAATGTTTGAAATAATCAACGCTCTTAGTCTGGTGCTTATCAATCGTTTTTCGATTGATCCCACGCCTGTACAAACGAGTATATTTGTAATTCAGAATCTTAAAAGTATTCGTCTGTACGCTATCTAGTGTACATACCTTCAATTCTACACGGATTGAAGTTTTTTCGCATATTTCGCACAGACTTTAATGAAGTAATAACTATCAAAGGAGAAATCATGCTTAATACTATCCAGAACACGACAACCGTCGTCACGTTCCAGAACACGAAGAATGACCATCACTACATCCAGAGCTTTAGCGCTGGAGCTGATAGATCAATTGCCGCTATGGCGGTTGACATCTACAAAGCTCGACTGCGCAAGAAGCCCTTTGGGATGCTTGGTGAAGGTACGTTCCGACTGTCTGTAACCGACGCATCGTCGCTGAACAACTGGAGGTTTGAGATCGAGAAGATCTAATACTTCCCTCTAAACCCACATGGGTTTAGAGTTTTACACACCTTATAATGAAGAAAGGAGAAACCATGTTTAAATCTAAGCATGTGACCATCAAATTCAGACGCCCCGATCTGCAAGGGTGTTTGCCGCTAGTCGTCAATACGAATCTCAAATCGACACTGTTAGCAAAGATCTTCGCGGTAGGCACCACTGGTGTGTACCGCGAAGTGCAAGACGCTTACGACGGTCTCGGTGTGTTTGGAACTATTGACATTGAGTTCGACATTCACCCCGTACGGGGTACGTCAAATTTGATGGTCACAAGTCATAGCTTCGACTTCGACTGGTAACCATCATCACTCTAACCCAACACGGGTTAGAGTTTTCGCATATTTAACACGCTATATAATGAGGAATAACCCTCTAACAAAGGAGAAACAAATGAACACCGCATTCAAGATCGGACTCGGAGTGGTAATCGCATTGGTAAGCGTCGTCATCGGCGCAAATGTGTACACGTGGAGTCAAGTGAAGTAGCGGTCTCGTATCCTATGAGACCTCGCTCTAAACCCACAAGGGTTTAGAGTTTTACACACTATATAATGAGAAAACAAACCCAACGAAAGGAACTCTAATGAAACGATATGGATTTTGGAACTTTGTCCTAGATGCGACACTGACGTGTCTCACTGGTGGACTTTGGCTCATCTATATCATCGTGAGAGAACTTCGCGGATTGCGATAGTTCTCAACTCTAAACCCACAAGGGTTTAGAGTTTTTTACACGTCCTATAATGAAAGATACACTTACATCAAAGGAGAACAAATGGAAGCGCAAGACAAGTTTGGATATTACCTCGCCGCGGTATTCGTCGGTATGCTCGCATCATATGGTGCATCATACCTGATCGGAAACAGCGTTGAGCGATGGGCATCCAAGCGATTCCTTCCGTCACTTGAGAAGTAAATCATCAACCTTCTAACCCCTCATGGGGTTAGAATTTTCAACGGAGGTATATTTTGTACGTTATACACGTGCTCATGTTTGGCGTTACTATCGGTTTTTTGGTATGGTTGTACATGTGGACCCGACAAACTTCAGTGGATTTTCATATTCTGCTGAAGGATGGTAAAGCTCACATCACCCGTCCCGGAACGACACTCGAAGTCGTCACAGACATAGACAACCTGGATGAAACCCTGGAGACCCTTC